AAGCAATATATCTCATTTTGATTTGTTCTATAGCATTACTATTCTCACTGATAACCGCTGCAAATCCAGTTGATGTAATCTGACTATCACTAAATCCAATTCGTGATAAATGTCTTAATTCTACTTTATTAATTGCATATGGATGTACATATAATGGCTTAGATTTAAACGCTATTGGGAAAGTAAACTGCTCTTGCCTTTGTTGACTTCCTATATCGTAATAGGCCTGTGTATCGTTATCATTTCCCCCTTGGTGATTAAATACCAACAGCAATCCAACAACCATTATTACGAGACTTAGGATAGTTAGTGTTACTGCTACCGCTTACCATTTTAAACGTGCTCGCCGTGATGGCCTTTGGTCTAATCATCATCTCATGCCATGGAGTTGGCTCATCTAGCATCATAGGAAGTACTGCCAGTACTTCGTTAAAACGAATAGGAAATGTTATTGATGCAATTTCAGGGACAAATTTTCCCCCTTGGCTAAATTCCGAACGCAATATAAAATAAATCACTATTATATGATGCACTAGATGCATCAGCAACGATTGTATAACCAGTAGTAGTTCTTTTATCAGTGTAAGCAACTGATGCACCACCAATAGCAATAGGCCATTCTAATGTCTGTAATACGCCAATACATTCTTTTGCATAAGAAATAGGAAATTGAACATCATATTTTCTACCATCATAGATGGTTAAATTTAATTTTCTTCCCCCTTGGTCAAATCCCAATAGATAATACTCTAACCTGTCTAATTCCAGTAGTTCCAGTTTTATCATAATTAATACTACATAAGAATTGAGTATTGTTAATGGCCATTGCCCATGCTGGTCTATCAAAATCATATGCAGATTTACTACTCAAATCAGCGGAACCATTTACATAAAATGGTTTATTTTTAAATGCAATTGGAAATAACCATGGATTTGATGTACCATCTGTTTCTCCATAGTATCCCCCTTGGATAATTAAATTCCCGAACAGCTTACCAAGGCAAATATACCACGCATTTACATTGCTGAAATCATATCTAATTCCAAGGCCTGTTGTTTTCTCACTTTCCAAAGCATTTACTACATCAGTTGCGTTTTTGATATTCAGGCTTCTTAAAAGCGTTTTTACCAATTGTAAAGTAGGTGCTTTTGCTAATGAATCGCTATTATCTACGCTAGTAATCATGTTATTTACTTGTTGAATAATAGCATTAAAACGATTGTCATGTGCATTTGCATCATCGTTATGCTTAGTCAACTCACCTTTTGTTACATATGTATCATCACTTGCTACAAATGTAATGTTTGTTGCATTTCCAATCTTTGTTCTAATGTTATAAATTTCAGCATTAATTGGTGTATTCTTATCTGGCATCAACCCTACATTGTTACCACCATTAGAATACGAGTATAATACCTCTTCTCCATCACCGCATTTTGCGAATAAGCCTACTTCTTTTGGAAAAAATGAATGTTCAAGTGTCTTATTAGATAAAACTGCTTGAATTACATATTCACCATCTCCACCTTTTTCACCATTTCCGATTGGTAACTCCATCTTTGGTGAAACTAATCCTGTCATTGTATCAATATCTAACCCAGTATCATCGCCATCACCAACTACAACTTTAGTGAATGTTATTGGTTTCTTTGTTGCGATGCTTTCTGCTAATAAGTTATAACCTTTTTTGGTAACTCTATTTCTATTGTATACGTCTGGCATATATCCTCCTTAACTATTAATTACAGTAGTTACATGTTTTTTTTCAACTACAACTGCAGCATATAGATTTGCAATATCCATTTGTGTATCAATTCCTATATCTGGCTCAATATTAACAATGCTACTTGTTGTAACATGTACTGCAGCATACACCTGCTCACCTACGTTATGCACATCAGCAATTGATATACCTATGTGCGATGGTTTCACAATCGTTAAGTTTTCTCTAATTTGATTGACTGCATACACAAATGATGAATCATAGAATTCTATTTTTAGCAATCCGTCCTCAAATTTAACATCCACATCATCTAATACGAATGTCTTAATGATTGCTTTAATCTTTTCTAATGTACATTTACCGCTATTGTTCCATAGCATTTGTACAATGTTTCTACGTTGTTCAATCGAACCTTTAGCTACAATGCCTAAATCCTTTTCATACACACGCAAGCCACGTTCACTTACTGTATCAAAGAACCCATTGTCTAATAATTCATCAAGCAACACATCAATATCTTGCAGTTGTAACCCTGCTGATTGATATAACTCACGAACCCACGGATCATTGCGATACATTTTGTTGATAGCTTTTAATGCGTACTCTTTAAATTGAATCTTATTCATTTAGCGCCACACTAACTGTGCCTAATGTAGCAACTTGGTCTACCGTTAAATCAATCTTTGTAGTTTGTCCATTAACTGTAACGCTTGCATAGTCAGTTACTCCTGCACTATCGATTATGATATTGGCAATTTGTGCGACTGAAACATAATCTTGCTTGAATGCAATTCGTTTAAGGTATTTAGTAACCGCATCAGTTATATCAGCCGTAATAGTTGACTTTGTAGCAGTACTGATATGTTTAACTCCAGTTACTTCTACATTAATTGGTACGTTGGTAGCACTAACTACTGTACAATGGGCCCCTATTGGTGCTTGCCCTGCTCCGATACCTTTACTGTCTGGGTCTATATAATCTTGTACACGTTTAACTAAATCACTATCAGCAGGCTTTCTTTCAGAATTAATGATGATAACTTTAACTGTATTGTTGCCATTCCATAACCCTATGACATGAGCCTCACCAACACCTTCGACTTCTTTCGCCCACTGTTTATAGTGGTAATCGTTACCGCTCGTTGCTGGTTCTCGTAGTTCTTCGTAATAACGTTCTCGTAAATCATCGTCTGTTTCTTCATCTTCGCCATTGATTGCAGCATCATCATTGATTACATTGTTGATACCAGCAATAGTAATAGGCATCTGCGTGATTGTACCTTTAGGAACATTTCCAATGCTACCAGCTTGCATACATCTGATTTTAATTACTGAATTCTTTTCTACATCCTTTGTTTCAAGGCTTTCATATTGAATACCAGTTTCGCTTTCAAATAAATCACCTGCATGAATAGTGCCTGTTCCGTCAACTATACGTAAATTACATACTGCCTTTGTGGCTAATTTACGTTGTGTTCCTTTTCGTTGAAAACATACACGAGTTAATTCATCCCCTGTTAAGTTATCAACGTTCTGTTTCCATTCGATTTCTTCTGCTTTTTTCCAAAGTTCAAGAATAGCGAATGCCTCGCCCCTAGTTAAATCATACGTAGGAAAGCCTTCGGTCTTTTGATAGCTATCGTCAATGTGTTCAAGCATCGTATTATGAATGTTATCCACACTATAATTCGAGTTCATAATCTATCTTTACCTCCTCTCCTGTATTCGTTACGACTGTAAAATAAAAGATACCAGCGTTGAATTGCCAATCTTTGACAATCACCACGCATGGTACCTTGTTCATAATGCCCTCTGTTATACGCCGTTTAATTTCTGCCACTTTGTATGACCTAGGCAATCTATATCCTAATAGTTTTCGTAGGTCTAACCCAAAACTATCAGTATAGATCATATATTTTTTCATTTCTGTTCGGATAAATAACTCTATCCATTGCTTTATTGCCTCTATCTGTGTATCTTCTACATTTCTTCCGTCTTTGAACACAAATCTATGTGTCTTGTAATCAAATGCGAATGAACGGCCTACCTTATGTTGTGCATTGGTAACTGTGGCCGTAGATTGGATAGAGTTAGTAAAGTTATAGTCCTTTGGAAACATTACACACCTTCCTTAACTATATCCACGATAAAGAAATGTTGCTCATTTTCATCTGGAATTACTAATACTTTATCACCTTGTTTCCATAGTTCATCAAGTACTATCTTTCCACTACCCTGTGCACTATATGGAGGACTACCAGGGCAATCTTTATGAGCAATAGTACCACTATGTCTGTATGAATACGTTGTAATGTGATGTATTAATTGAAAACACACGTATCCATTGGATGCATTGATTTTAAACTTTCCGTCTTTAATTGCTACTTCCCATGGTGATGTACTGATTACTTCGCCTAATACTGCTCCTATTCGTACAGGATTAGTTCTATTTTTGAACTCAGATGCCATTCTACTGTGCCATTCTTCCATATTCTCACCACCTATGACATCTTAATAACCTTAGTCGGTGCTTCGCCATTATGCCATGCATAATTTGCATCAGAATAAAACATTGCATGACCAGCACTGCTACTATTCCCAAATGCTCCACCTGCACCATCTGAAATAACTACATGATCATTGTTGCCATATACTAAAATATCGCCTTTATTAGCATAGCCATTAAATGTTTCTACCTTGTAGCCTGCATTTTGTGCATTATTTACAAGCGTATCTACATCAGCTGTGCCAATATCAGCCTGTTGCTTTAGGAATGGACTGTAATATGAGCCAGCTTTCACCGCTACATCTACGCACCCATTATCACGATATACGCTTTCATATCCGTTGAGTGCGTTCATGCCTGCATCTACTTGTGTAGCATTAGCCGTGCTATTCGTTGCATTAGGTGTAACAGTTGTAGTAGTACTTGTTTTATACTTGCTTGTATCTAATTCTGCCTCTACACGTTTTAAATCTAATGTCATTGTATGGTTCACTCCGTAATTATGCTTGCAATTAGTAACTAAGAATTTATCATGAATATCTACTGTGTAATCATTGATGATAATTACACGGCCACTGCGTACAGTATCATCACCTAATAGCGTAAGACTTAGCTTTTCCTTAATCTTATTGCTATCTTGAATGGTTTTCTTTGCAATCTGTGCCGTTTGTGCCTGTTTCTTATCGTCTACCTTTATGATTTTCTTAATCAAACCATATTTTTTGATACTTTCATCATCTTGGATGGTCGATTTTACAGATTTGCTCTTTTCCTTGCTAGATATAGCAACGATACTATTCCGCATATCTTCCATGCTTAAATCTCTTGAGTAATTGTTGATTGGTTGAGTTATGACTTTATCAAGTACCAAATCTTTATAATCTTCCACATGTACTTTACCTTCCCTATATTCTAGGCGGTATTTATATCCTGTTTCTTCGGTAGCCTGTTTGATGATGTCTTTGATTACATCCGATACAGGTTGACCTTGATAGATTTTCTTGATTTTAGTCTTTATGTCGGCCACATTTCCAAGTGGTACATCGTTTTCTTTACATACCTTCTTGATTGCCTCTAGCCCACTAACTCCATTGAATTGTATTTCAATCTCTGATTTATTGAGATAAAAACAGTAATCAAAGCAAGTATACGTGTATTTATTAGCACCACTCTGTTTTTCGCTCACGATGATACCTTGAAAGACTACTTCTTCCTTTGGTTCTTCGTTTAGTGTTGTAGTAGCGCTCTTATTGTTATTACTTACTTGATTACTAAACTCTATCTTGCCACCAATTGCTAGGCGTGTACCCATCATATTAAAATCAAATGGATTATCTGCTAAGTCAAATGTAAATTCTTGACCTAGCGTATCAATGCCATCTGACCTTTCATAGTTGTTTGTGTAAGCTGTAATTTCACGTGTTTCTGTTACATCCTTGCCGTCTTTACCTTTTGTTACGTTGGTATATTGGAGTTTCATTTCTTCCCTCCTGTACTGGATGCAGTACTTTTCGTGTCCTTACTAGCCTCTTTGTTTTCACCGCCTGTATCTGATTGTGTTTGAGTAGATGTGTTTGTGTATACATACTCTTCAATACCAATAGTCGCTTTTATGTCGCCTACCTTATCCCATGTGTATGATAGATCATTAACTACACATGGCATGTTTAGTATTTCATTTCCATCAGATTGGATAATACATATCCGCATTACGGCCTTTGTTTGCCGTTGTGCTTGAAAGAACTGTAAGCATTGTAGTCCATCTGTACCATTGCCACGAATGAATGAGTAATCTTTCCCTACAGGTAAGAGAATATTATCAAGGCTTAATGTTCTAAGACCTAACGGCCCTATTAACTTAATATCTCCTCTTAATCCGTTGAAAGTTTCATTCTTTTGTGGCTCATTAATTGTTGGTAATGGATTAGGTACTACAGGCAATGTGATGTACTCATCTGTCAATTCAGAATGAAATACTATGTCTGTAGTTGGTTTCTTATCTAAATAATCTAAAACTTTACCGACTAATCCATGTGATAGCTTATCAGCATATCTTGTAGCACGTGTAATTGCCATTTTTTGCAATTCAGCTTGCTTAGATTGTATGCGTTGCTGCATGACCTTCTTTGCACTGTCTTGAAACCTCACATTACACCCCCTACATGTTGCCCATTGCTAACATAATTTTATCCGTGATGTGATTACCACATGCATCCATGAACTCTTCATTGCCAATTACATTGCCTTGTACTGTTACATTAACAGTAACATTGCCTCTGTTGTTGGCTAATTGTCGCATGCTTTCATCATGTGGAATCACTTGTGATCCATTTGGTAGATTGATAATTTCACCACGTTGATTTTCATTAACGTAGGTCGCTCCACCTTTCCAGTACTCTGTACCTGTTGCGTTATTGTGGTCTCCATCAAATACACGTCCAACTGTTTTGTTGTACAGCCATTGACCGCCTTCTTTAATAGCATCGATTTTTTCGCCTGCCCATTGTAACTTATCTTGTACCCAGCCAAGAACACCTTCTGCCACTGATTTAATAATATCGAAATAACCAGTGAAGATTTTTACAAGGCCATTGAACGCCATATCCCAGTTGCCTGTGAATACACCTGTGATGAAATCAATAATGCCACTGAATATCTGCGTTACATCGTCCAATATTGGTGCAATGATTGTCATAAATCCGTTATATAACTCTGTAACCAAAGCAATAACGCTATTAACAAACTCCAGGCATCCACTTACAATGCTCTCCCATAGTTCAGATGCATAGGTAGAAATTGCATCCCATACAGATATTGCTACTTCTTTTACTGTATCCCAGTTATAAATCAACAATGCTAATGCTGTGATGATTGCATATATAGCAAATAACATAGGATTAGCTAACATGAGCATATTTAAAATCCGCACTACTCTAATGACTGTTGTGAATGCGCCTGCTATTGAACTAATTAATGGAATTACTTTACCAATAACATTAAATGCAACAAATCCTACTGCTACGGCCTTAATAACAGGCAATAAGAATCCTAGATTTTGAGTACACCACTTAATCACATCACCAATACCAGATATAACTGTTTTAACTACTCCCATTGCACTGGTTAGATTCTCTTGGATACTTTCCTTGTTATCATTTACCACTTGTGCAATGTATGTAAAAGCACCGCTAAACAGTCCAAATATATCCTGTATTACAGGTGCAATGATTGGCATGATTGTACTAGCTAGATCTATAAATGCTTTTTGCATTGGCAATAATGATTTACCAATAGTTGCCATTAGTGCGGCCTGTTGGTTTTTCATTCGTTTGAGTTGTCCATCTGGAGTATTAGCTAATATTTCATTCTGTTTAGAGAATGTGCTATTAACTACTTCATTAATTGCAGCTAACTTTTCGGCCTCTGTACCATTCTTGATGATTTCCTTTTGTGCCTCTGTAAGAGGTATCTTCATTTTGGTTAAGCCTGCCACATCACCATTGAACGCACGCCCAATTGCTTGCGATGCCACCTGTGCATCTTCTGCCGTTGCATTGATACCGAATTTACCTGCTACTAGATTTGTTAGTGCCTCTGAAAGGCCGTCTACTTTATCTACAGGCACATTCCATTTATTGAGTTCTTGATACCCAGCACGAATAGTACCAGCGGAAATTACACCAACTTTCCCCCATTTTGCAGCATAATCATTGAGTTGCTTTTGTGCCGCATCAAGTGCTTGTGTTGATTTATCATACAATGAATTGTTATTGGCCAAACTATTACGCAATAATGTTTGAGATAATTCCGCCTGTTTTGCCACATCAAGGGCTTTCTTTCCGTACTCAACAATAGCACCTACACCAGCAAATGCACTAAGGCCAGTCATAGCTAATCCCATTTTAGTAATACTACCAGCAATACCCATGAATTTATTGTTGATTCCACTACCGAAATTACTTAATTTATTTTTCATGGCCGTCATTTTGCGTTCTGTATCTTTGGTTGTATCACCAACCTTTTTCATTGGAGCGGTGAATTGGTCTTTAAGGCTCAATAGTACATTAATACTTTTAGCCATGCTTGCTCCTTTCTACATCTTCCATATCTAGTTTGAAACATGCTAGATAGAATGTTTTTTCTACTAGATCTAAATCAAGTAATGAGGATAATGTATGACCTTTGTTCATGTAATAGCGGAACATAGATAGTTCCTCGTCCGCCTCTATTACTTTTTTATTTCGTCAACTGGATTAGTAATGCCATACATTGCCAAGATTGATTCGCCTAATGCACTAATATCTTCAACGCTATCATTAAGGACTTTATAAACCACATCTGTAGGCTCTGCACACTCATATTTATCTTGTAGTTCCTTACTTTTAAACAACGGAACGCATGCATAGATAAGTTGTACCATCGCATCCATCACCGTGGATAGCGTAGCATCCTGTTTGATTTCATCCATAATGCGCAACACTGTAGGTAGTGGTTGATGAATTACAGTTAATTCACCGCCCAAGCCTTTAACGTATACGTCCTTTGATTGAAACCCTTCTTGCATTTTTCTGTTGAGTAAATCTTCTAGTTGTAATTTAGCCATTTATTATCCTCCTCACTATAAAAGGAAAGGCGATGCATTAGCATCGCCCTATTTATTAAAGAATCAAGTCTAAGTAGTTGTAATCAGCAAATTTGAATGGGTAAGATTCTTCTTGAACCTTTTTATTTTCAAATCCATGTGCCAATTCATCCAAAGTAACACCAGTTAATTCGATGCGTTCTGCACCATTGACATCAGGATCCGTTACTTTAGATACAATCTTAATGTCTGGCACACTGCCATTCTTGATTTTACCTGCAATCTTTTGTGCTACACGGCTATCGATTTTGTGCAATACCAAAGTGCCTGCACCTTCGAACCCTACCAAGCGTTGATGTACACCCATTTCGCCGTTGATGTCTACTGCCTCGTATTTAAGCGAGATTTTAGCCTCAAAAGACTTAACATTAGCGTATAGTTCACCATCAATCCACACTTTACCAAACTGGCCACGCAAGATTTGATTATGGATTTCTTTATTGTTCGCCATAATTTACCTCCTATTCCATCGTAATTTGGAAGGATAAATCTTCCATAGCATCAAGAATTTTGATTCTAGCAGCAAGATATACAGTGGATTTGAAAGACATTTTCTTTACTTTATCTTCATCCCAATCTTCTGCCTCTAATTTACCTACGCTCAACCAAGCCTCACGTTGATTTTCTACATCGATATAAGCATGATTGTCATACTCTGGATCTAGAATTTCACCATTAACTACTTTAGTTAAGGAACGGAAGTAAGAGTTTACGGAAGAAATAAATAGATATTGGTTGTCCAAATGGTTCTTGTATTTGCCCACATAGTATTTTTTGAATGTAGAGTACAAATCTTCCATCATTAAGTCCATAGATTCAACAATGATGATTTTACGCATATCCTCTGTGTCAGTAGATGTGAATGTAGTTAATGTATTTACACCACGGCCTACACGTACCACCGCATCTTCATCGTCATTGATGAGAAGTAACCAACCTTCATCAGTCCATTTATTAGCATCCTTTTCATTTGTAATGAAAGAATTATCTACATAATCCAAATCTTCCAATTCGTAGTATGTGATACTTCTATTCATTGGCAAGTTAGCTAAAATGGAAACCACACGTGGTAAATAGTCTGTCATTTTAACAGTTGTAATTGCATCCGCATCAGCCTCATGCACATAATCGCCTTTCATATTAACAATATGCTTATCATCAGCTACTGTTACATTAGCAACTACACATTTTACCTTACGGCCTTTAGACAATACGTTACGGCTTTTTGTGTACGATACTAATTCTGTTTGCCAATCTTTTTCAACTGTACATGCCCAGTTGTATTTCACTTTGTCTAATACCGCTTTTACATCTGCAAATTCTGTTGTAGATGTTGGAACGTGTACTACTACCAATTTGTTTACGTTGACATAAAAACAACGTTTCAACAATTTCACGTTTTCTTCTGTGAATTTTTTCTTTGTGATGTCAGCCTCGAATTTGTAGATGTCATAACCTGCAGTAGGTTGTGTATCGTCCTTCAAGATGACTACTGCTGTACCACGTTCAGAACGCAATACTGCGGATACTGCCTTTTGTAAAAAGACAATATCAATATTTGGTAAGCCAATCGCCATGTTTTACCTCTTTTCTTTGCATTAAAAAAGCACCCACGCTGTGTGAGTGCTATTATTGATTTTCTTCGCTGGACTGTTGCCCATTGATTGCCAATTCTTCCATGTAAGGTGCATCTGCCTCTGGTCTTGGTTGATAGATTGTTACATCAAAGTTTGTAATGTAAGTCATATCTGCTTTATTGATAGTTTCTACTATCTCATCAGCAGTAAGGCTATATCCGTCAACTATCTGCAATGGAGTTGCCAATAATTCACGGATGCTTTCCCTAGCTTTTAGCAAGTCCAAATAACCTGTTAGCCGTTTTTCATTGAAATAGTAGATATAAATGTTAAGCGTATCTCCCCTTAACAATTCCCCAATATCTTCATTCTTGAAGTCTACGATTTCGATAAAAAATGACGGCCTTTCAAATCCCTCTGATATATCTCTATCATTTACATCACATCCCAGTAGTTCACGGCATCGCACTGTCAATGTTTTGATAATGTCTACTGCAGTAACCACTAGCCTAACCCCTTTTCATCTAACATTTTGTCTATAAATTCTTCTGCCATGGATTGATACTCTGACGGAAATTCTTTAGTTGTCTTACCCATGATATTTTTACCACGTACAAAAGCCTCTCCTGTATTAGCAACTATTAATTTAGGCTTGCCTTGGTCTTTATGCCCCAACATAACATGACCATGTTCAACTAACCACGCATGTGGTGCTGTATTTTTAACACGCACTTGCCATTCATCATGGCCGTACTTATACGCTCTATCACGTTTCAAACCTTTAATGAGGTTCTTTGTGCCTTGCGTAGTACCTTTTTTATAGTTTTCTTTTGCCTTGGATTTGAATTTATTTCCTGCACGTTGAAGAAAGTTCTTCGTATCCTTTGGAAATTTCTTATTTGCTAAATCCATGAGTTCTTTTGAAAACTCACTAAGCCCTTCCGTCTTAATATCAACACTCATCATATAACTACCTCTGTGAATATCTCTAACCGCTCTTTGTTAAGATACGGATCCATAACATACAAAATGTCATATCGTTGCCCTTCAATGATTAACCACATATCTGGAGTTATATCATCTCTGTATCTGCATACGATTTTATGAGTGGTTCTTGCTAGTGTGGTATCTGCTACTCTACCGCTCAATAGTGTGCCTGTCTGTGGTATTACACCACAATATAGATTTCCTATTACAGTATCCATAATAGGAAACTGCCCTAGTTCATTCATTTCTGTTGCTTTTCTATTAGCATGTATTTCCGCCTCATGTTGCAGTAGTGTGCTTAGTCTACCCTTGCGATACATGTTGATACCCCTCCATTAAGTTCATAGAGTACTTATCTAATATGGCTTGTGTTGTAGGGTTCACTATTGCGTTCTCTACTGCAGTATATGTGCGGTTATCGTAGAATTCACCGCACAATGCTAATACTGCAAGCGCCATATCTTCATATTCATCTAAATCTTTAGGCTCTAGCCCTGTATAAGTAGCACAATATGTAATTGCTGCAGGTAAAACTAAGTCAAGAATTGGTGTTGTAAGTGTTGTGATTTCAACACGGATATAGTTAGCTACTATTTCTTTTGTTAATTCACTAACTTTCATCCTCTACACCTCTTCTTCTGTCTTTTTACTGTCTTTTACTGTCTTTTTACTGTCTTTTACAACTGTAATATAGCCAGCGTTTAATAAGTCATTGGCAATTTCTTCGTCATTAATTTCAATGATTTGGTTTAGAGAGGCGGTAACCGCCCCACTAAAACTTACTAATGCCTTATATTTCATAGGATTTTACCCCCTATTAAGCCATTTTCAACACTGCGATACGTTGTTGATCTACAATCTTGCCGTCCATTTCTACATAACCTGCTACACCAACCGCATATTGTGTGTAGAATTTCTCTTGCAATACAGAAATCTCGGCACTATCACCACTAATTTTTGTTGCATAGCCTTTAAGGTCTGCGAATACGGCTACTTTTTTACCTGTTGCAATCTTAGGCATATTATCGGATTCGTACACAGGACGGCCTAGCAATGTATATCCATAACCATTAGTCAAATCCTTGTTCAAAATGTAATTACCTTCTGTATCTTTCAATTTCGCACATGCTTTGAAAGTATCTGGATTCATAATGAACACACCAGCACTACGATACACTTGAGGTACTGCAAATTGTAAATCAATCAAATCATCAGCAGTAATTGCAGTTGCTGCAGCCGCTGTTACTGCATTTGTAGCGTTCAAAATACCTTCGATTTTAGAAGTACCATTAATCATTTCGTTTTCTAAGAACGTAACAATTGCCTCTGCTACTTTAGTAATAACGTAGTTGACAATATCAAAACCAGAGTTATTGATTAAAGATTTAGACACTTTAGTCAATACACCTACTACATTGCCTTTCAATGTAACGGATTTGAATTTACCGCTTGTGGATTCAAGTTCTTGGAACTCACCAACATATGCACAAGTAGTTTTAGAGGTGGATTCATCTTCAACTGCGAATATCAAATCACCTTTTACATCGTAGAAATCGGAATTTTGAATGATTGGTGCGATGCTTTTTACTGTAGATATGATACGGCTTGCGATAGTGGAAGGAATAATTACGCCATTATCACCTTTAGAAAGGTTTACATCCGAACGAGTTTCTACATCAGAGTAATTTGTTTCACCTGTACGCAAGAAATTAGCAAATGCGCGTTCTTCTGCTTGTTCAACTGTTTTTACATCTACCGCATCAGTTTTTTCTTCATCAGAACCTACAGACATCAATTTGCGTTCTTCTTGTGCAAGTTTCAATGTCTTGTCGATGTCTGCTACTTCTTTTTGTAGACCTTCGAATTTTGTTGTTTCTTCTTCGTTAAGCGCACGTGTTTCTTCATCTGCCACTTTTACAAGGTTGTTCATTTCTTCAACCAAAGAATTGCGTTTTTCAATAAGTTTTTTAAAGTTCATGCTATCCTCTTTTCATTAAAAAAGCACCCACATATGGTGGATGCTATGCATTAAGTTTAGTTAAAATGTCATGATATTTTTGATTATTAGGCTTTTCTTCTTCATCTACCTTACGTTCTTCAATATCATACTCCAATGTGCCTGTTGCGGTTTCGTTAGATCTACATTCTAGTAAATCTTCACCTTCATCAGCACGCATGCTAATCGATGTTGCAATATATGCTGGTGTTATGCTAAGAATACTTACTTCACTAACATCAATCGCTTTCAATGTGCGAATTTCAGGCATATTTTCCTGTTTATCCCAGCTATCTTCTAGTTTTCTAAAACCAAAAGACCAACCTTTCAGCTTCCTTTCTTCCGCTAATTTGACTACTTCCGCATCAGATACAGTTGATTTTGCATACAATCCAATGTTATCTTCACGCAATTCTAGCGAGCCGTCTTGTTGGTCTCCCAATTTACGACGGTGATTAAACCGCAATTCTACATTATCATTACGTTGAAGTGCCGAATTAAACGCTCCAGTAGCTACTTTTTCAAGAAATTGACCTCTTACATCACGAATTGGCTTACTCAATCGCTCTGTTACGTTCACATATCCCTCAATTGTTGCTGTACCATTACGTACCTCAATCTTCACTATTCTCACCCCCTTTCTCTGCTTTTGCATGTGTTAAATCACCCAATACACCAGTATTTGGTGTGTAAACCTGTTTAGTTTCTGGGTAATAGAATACATTTGCCAAGTTCATGCTTACAAAATCAATGCCCATTGGTGATAAATCTTCACGTTGACGGATTTCGTCAATGTTAATCCAGTTACTATCCAATGCAGTCTTATAAGCATTAAAGCGTGTGAGCATATCAGCTTTAAGCAAATCATTCATATCAAGGCTAAAATACAAGTTGCCTTTCTCTGTTTCTAATAACATTGCCCTATTAATAGCTTGAATAAAGCAATTTACGATTGGCATAATTGTAGTTTTAACAAAAATATTAAATGCTTTCTCATCTGTAAATGTTTTGTCTGTAAAGCCAAATAATTTATAAATTAAGTCTGCATTTGTTTGTTTACTTTCATTTAACTGATTTTCTACGGCGGTACTATCTGCACTTTCAAAGGTAATCCCTTTGTTCAGTACAATTACATCACTCTGACCTAGCTTAGATGTCATATATCGCCATGCTTTTTTGAGTGCCTCTAAGGCTTTCACAGTCAAACGGCCCTCAGATTTTAGGAATCCTTTGCGTACACCCTTACTAATTACTCCATTTTCATAAACCAAAGCATTATACATACTGGATATATGCATTGCGTTATCATCCAATAAGCCACGGCCACGCACACCATCTTTAGAATTTCGCACCGCACGCATGATATTGAAGTTATCATAGTAGTAACCATCAACTAAGTAATACACTACTCTATCAATTAGTTTGCCATTATCTAGTACGCTAACCCTATTTTTAGGTAGATACTGTAATGATTCCGCATCATTTCCGTTCTTGCCTATGTAACAATAACAAGAACCCTCTAGGATTAGATCATTAATCATGGCTTGTTTTGTTTCAAACGCACCTAGTATTGAATTTGTTTCAATATTTAATAGCTTTGTACGCTCATCGTCCATGATTTCTGTTATCGTGTTTCCATCTCTTTTATATAAGCGAATTGGAATACCAGCAATAATACCAGATATAAGAAACAATGCACTTGCTACGGCTGGCACTGATAATGCCTGTTGCCGTGTAACTGTTGTAGTTGCATCATAGCTAGGAAGTGTTAAATCCACCTCATCTGCAGTATCAATGAATGCATTTTCATCGGCTCGTGTTTCTGTTCCAAACAGATTTTTAACCCAACTCAATAAGTTTCACCCCCTTTCTATATCTGTACTACCCAATCAAGAGCACTATTTAACATGTAATTTTGATGTAATAGGCACATCGCATTGATGCCAGCTACTACCATGTCCACCTTGCCTCGTGATTTTTTCTTATTCACATAGCGGTTCATATTGGTGTCGTATACACATCGTGAATTTTCAAAGTTTATTTCTAGTAATTTATTTCCTTTTTCATATACAAGGTTGCCATCTGCTATCAATTCTGCAAGCCATTTAGTTGCTGGATGCAATACGCTAGAATGTTGTTTAATCTCAACCATCGTATATCCTGCATCTTCTAATTTTTGTGCAGTTGATAAAGCATTCCACCTATCATATCCAATACCCAACACAGTAACCCCAAATTTAGTTTCAATCGCCATAATAAAGCGTTCAATAGCACCATAATCTACAGTACGATTGCCACACGCAATACAATAGCAAGCATTAATAAAATCACGATACGGAATGCGTTCTAGTTTTGATTTTTCATCCACTCTATCTTCTGGAATAAATGCCCTTGAATCAAGATATACTTTACCTTCATCTTCATCATATGCCACCATTGATACAGCACAGTTATCTGTAGACAAAGCCAAATCTACGCCTAGGAATACTTCATGGCCGTTCCAGTCGATATGATCTACTGCACCTTTTTGTAAATCAGCAACATTTACAAAACTTTCACTACCAGCACCGCTATATATGATATTGCAGTGTTTCGTGATAAAGTTTTCACGCTTGCTTTCAATCTCAATAGCCACTTGCCGTTTAGCTTTTAAATCTTCCATGATTTCTGTTACTTCAATGGCTAATGGATTGCTTTGTTCTAGTACTTCATCATTCGTTGCCCACCCTTTTGTATCATCTGGCTCATACAATAAGGCAAATACCTTATCATCATCTACTGCACCATTCAATACACGCTTTGCATAATCCACTTCATCTTCAAATGGATTATTTAGCGTAGGATATTTAGTTGAAATGATAAACCCTAGCTTGTTCAATATAGTTAATTGCCCTGACCTCATGGCCTCAATAGCGTATGTATTAGGTAATGCACCTGTTTCATCTACTAGAAATACACTAGGCAACTTACCATCTAACCGCCCTGTTGAGTAGTTAAGAGGTATGTATCTGTTCTCTGTTATGTTGCAATGAATATAATCACGCAACATTTTGAACTTTTCCTTGCCATTCATCTTGCCAAGCATAGCAGGACTACTACGCAATATTTCTTCAATAGCTGTTTTGATTTCACGTGATAATGAACCATCTGGAGCGACTGAATAGAACTTAGAAAACTTAGGTTCAATAAAGAAAAGCAAAATAAAAAGAACCGCAATCAAAAATGTTTTGCCGTTCTTTCTACAAATTTCCAATATTGCATTTTCATATCGTCTTTTATCTGGATTATCACGCTCAACTGTACACATAATCGCAATAATAAACAACCACTGAAAGCCAGCCATGGCATCATACACTGTTGCATTAGCCTTTAATCCTTTAGGCATAATCAATAATTTCAGCAATTCGCCAATGGTTCGCACCTTGTTTTCATCTATTTTGTATCTAGTATCCTTGTTATTTGCGATTGATAGGAACTCTTTCACCTGTAATTTTACAAACTTTGGAGCGTTTATCTTACCTTCTGCTACCGCCATTGCGTATTTGTAAGCAGGATGTTTCTTATCCAGTCATCCCACCCCCTTGCAATACATTTAGCAAAGGATCTGTTTCTTCGTCCTTTTGATTAGCAACTAATACACCTAGTTTCGCACGTGATTGAGGTGATAGGCATAATTCATCGCATAATTTCAAATATGTACGCACCAATTTCTCTTGTGTGCCTACAAATTCTCTATCAATAGCAAGGCTTGGTTTCCTTGCTACTTTTTTATTCGATGTGTTCAGCATATCCACTGCTACGCACGCTTGAATAATTGTTTGTGTATCTAATCTGCTTAACACTTTGGCTTGCCTTAATGCATCAACAATAAAGTTGAAAGCCTCTAACTGTGTCTTAGTTAAATAGCTTGGTGGCTCAATCACCGCATTATCTGTAAATGCATTTTCAACTGCCATACGTTTTTCTTTTTCTGCTTTGGTTAGATGTTTCTTTGTAGTCCTTGCTGATACTGCTTTTCTCATATGTCTACCTCCTTTCCTCTGTGCTATGACTTTATAGAATACTTGCTATATAAATAAATATATATTCACGCACGCATGTCCCATTAGGGAAAATTGTGTAAATTGTGGTGAGCAGTACGGTCTGCCGATTTTTTTCAAAATTACTTCTTGATGGTAGGGGGGGTACTAATTATTTTCTTAAGATACTCCGCCTTGTATTCTCCGTGGTCTGCCTTATGATGATGTGCCTTGCATAATGTAATAAGGTTACTATGTGTAGTCCTCTTTCTCCATGCACTGTGCAATGGTTCAATATGATGCACATCCAATCGTTCGCCTACACTAATATAGTTATCCTCATGCAAGCACAATCTACATAGATGCTTATCACGATCTAATACTTCTGCTCTACAGTCTTGCCACTCACTACTACTTCTGAACTTGCGTTCTTTTATTCTGCTCGCTGATGCATTGCTATGTTCCTGTTGGTAGTTTCGTTTTGGTTTGTTTGGACATTCTCCTTCGTGTATTCGTCCGCAATAACTACATGCTTTTAACATTGCATCACCTCTACTTTAATATAGCGTTACTATTCCTCTTTAACTTCCCATGAGTTCTTTTGCATAATCCACAATGTGTTTTCCTTGCACTACTCTGTGTGATATAGCTTTTACATATTCCCTCATACTCAATTGTATCTGCAGTACAGATTCCATATTTATTATTTAAGCATCTGTTCCTGTTGCAACATATCCTAGTCATACATCATATCCCATTGCTCTACGATTAATTGCATACACTTCATCATATGTTATCCCCTCACGTTCAGCTACTATCTTTAAACAATCTTCCTTTGTCGGATATTGTCCGCTATGAGTATTGATATGGCATTGTGTACATAGTTGTATTAGATTCTCTCTAATATCTCCACCACCACTACCACGTGTATTTATATGATGTGGTTCAATGGTTGTTCTATTTCCACACACTTCACATATTTGTGAGCGCACTTCTTGTATTGTTTTTCGTGAGGTAATTCTTTTGTGTTTCATTATTTCCTCCTACAAATAAAAAGGACTACATCATATCGTGTTATGCGTCCGATGTGATGTAGTCCTTTTATGTAGTTTTCCTAAGGAGGCAAGTAGTGTTCAACTCGTTTATGCCCACATACAGTATCTCATATATTGAGTGTCAAATAATAGCAACCTTTTTGTAAATTACATCAAAGTTTTTAATTGCTCGTTTATGTAGATTATGAATATTCTGTCTTGAACATCCGACTAATTCAGCTACTCGTTCCCATGTGCATCCGTTTATGTATCTATCTATCAGTACTGTTCTTTGTTTAGTACTATGGATTTGATTAATCATAAACCTTGCACGTTCTCGTTCTTGAAAGTATGTGCTCCATTCTCTCATAATCTCATCTGTAACCGCATCAAGGTTCGCAACTTTATCTGCAATGGTTATTGGTTGCCCACCACTAATTCTTTCCTTGCTATAGTCAATTGCTTGTAGGCTCATTATATCCTGCCGCAATCTAAATATCTCCCTCTCCTTACATCTAATATTCAAATCTGTATCTCTGATTTGAATTAAATATTCCCTTCCTGTCATCGACTAATATCCCCTTGCTTATCAAGATATTCTTCCCATTCCTCAAGAGAATATATTTTTATACTTCTTGCATTAGCATAAGCCCATTCTCCAATGCATCCTTTTGAGTGTTGCCAATCTCCACATAATATTAATACTGAACACTTTTCCAACATATCTAAACAAATTTGTAATCCCTTAGCATACTCTTTTTCAAAATATAACATAGAAAAATTATGTAATGGAGATAGATATACATTATTTCTATCTTTTAATACTAACTCTTTCATAATTTTATCTATTGCCATCTGATTACTATTTATGACATCATCACAATTTATTCCATTTGTGCTACCAAATGGATGCGCTACATATATCAATCTCCCATTCATTATTGTGTTACTCCTTTAGCTTGTAAATCATTACCATGGAATACATGGCTATCATCCGCATCAATTGCATCTATTGCCTCTTCTATTTCTGTGTTTTCAAAAAGTTTTCCTTGCGCTCTTTCACCTTGAACAAACATAACCACTTCTTTTAGAAACTCCATGATTATTTTATTTTCACTCGTTCCTACTGGTAGCCATTCACTTACTACTTTACATAAGCTACCTGCTTTATTTTCTAGACCACCAGTTATTTTTACCTTATCAATCAATGTATCATCATGTTTGTTATATTTAATTCCCATTCCTACCATGTAATACATGTTTGCTGAAAATTTGAAAGTTGGAAACCACTGTAAAAATAATTCTTTCATCTTATCATATTGTCGAATCATTTCTGGCCTGTATAAGTCTTTTGTTTTTAACTGATATGTTTCATCACATCTTCCGTTATGTTTCATATATGTTACTTTGGTATATTCTCCAAATGATACACTTAACACTCTAATCATTCTATAACCCCCTTAATTCTCTTTCTTTGGTTCGCCTTGCTTGTAATAATTGTTTCTGTTTCTTTTCTTCACATTCCCATTCGCCACATATCATCTTATTGGCTTTGTTTGTGTAAAATCGTTTCCCACATTGTACACAATATCTTGCGTACTTATATGTTTTCTCCATTCGTTCTCTATTTTCTTTTGCTACTTGCTTTGCCGTCTTGCGTGGCACTACAGGTTTTCCTTCCATACAATCTGGACACCATGTGTTATGGTCTGTTGGTGTATATAGTCTATCGCACCTATGACATTTTCTTTGCATCGTTTACTCCTATTTATAATTACCATCAGAATCTATATAATCTCCAATTCTATACCGTTTTGTTTCTTGCACTGAATAATAAGCTCTATATCCATATCCATGTGAATTTTCCCATTTTCTAAATACATCTGTCAGCTCTTTACTTAATTCACATAAATGTTCTTTCTTTACCTTTTTAAAATATTCAAAATCACATTCAGCAAATTCCTCAGGTAAGTCATTATCAAGAAGATCATAAATTACACGCTCACCATCTATTTCTGGAACATAATAGTATGGATGCCCTATTTCTACGTAATCATCTAATACCTCTTGTTCTAAATATTCAACATTGCTCTTATCATCCCAGCAATAGTTTTCATAGTAATTTAAAAAATCATCAATAGCTTCTTCAATACTGCTTTGTGGATTACCTGCATCCTCATCGAAACACCAGCAATATTCACTTTCATTTTTTACTAACATTTTTCAACCTCAATCTTTTACTATGCACCCATATCGTGCCTTCCGCATTTTATATCTGTTTGTTCACAACATATTGATGTGCCAGAATCCATTGGACACTCATGTATCTTTTATAATCCTTGATAATCACTGGCATTTCCTCAACAAATTCCATTAATTGATTATGATTGAGTCCTTGCTTAAATTTATATTGGCTCGCATTAAACTCTTTAACCGCCCTGTGTGCTTTTTCCAATGTATGGTAACTACCATATCTATTTACTGTATTGCTATCCTTGCAGTCAATTAATACCACATCATACATTTTTCACACCTCTAATCTCTTACTGTGCATCCATACCGTGCTTTCCTCATTTTATATCTGATTGTTCTCACGTTATCCCCTACATAACTATATGTATCAATTTCTTTGTATCTCTCTTTATTTCGTTCATCTAGTTTTGCTCTATATTCTAAATAGCTTTCACATTTGCTATGGCAATCTACTTCTCTGAACTTGCACTCTCTGCATGGTACATCCATAGTTTCCTCGCCCATTTATTAAATTCACGATTCACCTTGTAAAAATTTCTTTTTATTCTTGCAGTTAATAATTTATCGGAAGGAATTATCACGTATCCCCAACGTGGTATGAATATTCTTTTTCCTTCCTTTGTTCTGCACTTTACGATATGATCATGTGCTTTACACACATTTCTATATCTATCATTCATGTTCATATCCCTCTAATTTATTTCCTATTACTTTTACTTTGCCATTATTTACAATGAACGCTAAATCAAAATCTAATTCTCTACCTTTAGCAACTGTATTACACCGCCATTGATATTTATTGCGACTATAATAAACTTCTGCCACTAATGGAGTATCCTGTATTGATTTGCAATCAAACTTTATAATGTCATTTTCGTATATGCGCTTTCCAATACAATCTTTTGCCTCACTACCTCTGCATAACGTTCCATCCTCAATTGGTATCCATGAGTAGGTATCATTTTGTATTGCTAATAATCTAATTTGTGAGTAGCTTTGCTTTATTTCATCACTACTTACCCATTCAGTTTTATTAGTACCTAATCTAAGGCCTTTATATATGAGTGGTTTCATGTTGCCTCCTCGTTTCTATCTGTAGGAAAGGGCGAATATACCGCCCACCCTGTTTTATTTGCTAACCGCATCAAGTCTTGCAGTTAATTCTGCAATTTGTGCTTTCATAGCTTCAATTTCTCCTTGTTTAGCTTGTGATTCATATTCGCTATGTTTACCAAATTTGAAAGATGCGCTTACACTGTACATGTTTTCACTTCCGAATGTACCTGCAATGCCTAGTAGTACTTTTTCATTAGGTCTGTAGTACAAACCTAATGCTACTGCATTGGCATTGTTGTAATGGCCATATGCAATAGATGCGCTGAATTTATCATCTTTGTTGAATTCCATAGGATATAGTCCAGCTAATGCAGCCGCACCTGCACCTACTTTATTTACTCGGCCATCTAATCGGCTAATGTCTGATTTTAAATTTGTTAAAGCATTATGCGTTTGATGTTCTAGTACATCAATACGTTGCTCATGATTTGCTAATATACGATTGTGTGCATCCATATCTTCACTCATTGTATTAATGGCATCATATGCAGCATTTAGCTGTGATCCATTTACCGCATCAGTTGAAGATGCATCTACTCGTCCTGCAGCAACGTTCTGAATTTGTCGAACATAATGTTTTACTCCGCCATATCCTGCACGGTCTTTACTGCCTACGCTTACTACTGATGTTGCATCTGTACCAGCGAATACATATGTTGTGTTATTAACCATTGCTTGCAATTGATTTGCTGCATCATCTGTTACGCTATTAGTTCCTAGCGCAACGCTATTTGATTTGTCTGCAATTGTATTATTACCAATTGCCGTTGCATCGTATCCTGTAGCTTGGCCATGTGTACCAATCACTGTAGCACCTTGGCCACTTGTTTTGGAATTCACCCCAACCACGATTTGTTCTTGTTCATTACCAGTTATATTGTTGTAACCCATAATTAGTGATTGCCCTGCCGTTACATTTTGATTGTTCGCACCAATCACTGTTGTATTATCTCCGCTAACCGCATTACTTCTACCAATTACTACACTTGATACGCCACCAGCGTATGCACCATTGCCAATGGCAATAGCATCATAGGCACTTGTACGTGCCTGACTTCCAATTGCGTATGTGTACTCGGTTAATGCCTCTGCATGACTACCAAAGGCTAATGTATTTCTTCCTTCTGCTTTAGAGTTATTTCCCCCTGCAAAAGAATTCGTCCCATTTACTGTGTTATTTTCGCCAATAGCTAATGCGTTATTAGCGTTTACAACATTTTGATAGCCAAACACCGCCGCACTATTAGCAGTTGCCACATTATCTGTACCACCTACTAAATTATTTGTACCGCTTGCATATACACCATTTACTACTGCACTTAATACCATTACTGCTAACATCATTTTCTTATTCATCTTATTTACCTCGTTTCGTACTAATACCTTCTCTTTCACAAAATCCTTTTAATGTCATTCTTTCAAATCCCATTTTTCTTGCTACTTCTGAAAAAGATAATCCTTCGTTTATTAATTCTTTTAGCTTATCTACATCAACTCTTCCTTTTATCTTTTTTCTGTCAGATAAGCCAAAATGCTCTTTTAATGCATCTTTTATTTCCATATCTGTATAGATTGTTAGCCCTAACACTAACCAATTCATACAATTCTTTGGAATACCTGCCATGCTTGTATTTTGCATGTTCCCCCCCCTATTTTGCATAAACCTTTGTTGGACTGTATGCAGGGCAATCTTCACACTCTTCTTTTTTTAGCCAATATAAAGTGCCTGCTGTTTTACCTTTAAATACTTTTATCGATGTTTTACCTTTTGGGCAGGATGGTTTCACCCATAGCGCACCACTTTTTGCTGGTCCAAATGAATGGTTACATATCGTTCTTGGTCTACCTCTCCGCATTTATTTCCTCCTAGAATGGAATAGGTTCATCATCGTCTACAAACCCATTTTCAAAATTGCTTGTGTTACTTTCATTTTCTTTCAACCCATATGTAAGGACTTTGGCCACAATCTCTGTGATGTATCTTTTCCCTCCGTCTTTTTCATATGATCTAGTTCTTAATTCACCATTTACTGATACAAAATCACCTTTCTTTAATCCACTGTATTTTTCCGCATCAACCCAGCATACAATGTTGTGATATTGTGTACTCTGTTGCTCATTCACATATTTATTTGTTGCCATTCTAAATGTAAGTACTGGCTTTCCTGTCTTTGTATATCGTAGCTCTGCATCCGTTACTACATTACCGCTTAAAAATACCTCATTTACGTTTATCATTTACTTCTTTTCCCCATTTTCTATATTCACTACTTATTTCCATAGATAAACTATTGCCATTCCTAATACTGCCCCTATGACAATTCCTATTCTTAGTAATTCCACTTTTTTTCTCCTCAATCTTTATCAATCTGTAAAATCTATATGGATATCCTTCATCAGATACTGATTCAACTATGCTATCTGTTTCTACGTAATATCCTTTAGGTGGCTGAATGTAATCTCTCCATTCGCTTGGTTTTAGAATTTCCGTTTTTACTTTCGGCTTTTCTAAATTCTTGCTACTATTCCATCTACGCCTAAATGCATCTTTTTTTTCTGAATAACATGCACTCCTTTTTTCTTTTACAAAATAACTTGCCAATCTAATTGCATCTTCTGCCCTGCCTTGATACAACATTAGCTTATGCATACCATGTGGCCACAGTTCATTTATTTCATCTGAATACAATTCTGCATTATTGATAATCATATGAAAGTGGATTCTTGTTTTTCCCTCTGCAATATAGATGTACTTTAATTCCTTACCCAGTTTTTTATATCTACGTTTTAAACGTCTCATAAAATTCTGCATATCTTTCTTTGCATCTTCCCATGTAGCTGGCTGTTCTTTATATGTAAGAGTAAGATAACAATCATTTGTATTGAAATTATTATCAATCAACATACGCAGCATTGCTTCCGCTTGTTTTTCATTTTGTTTTTTCATAGCTTCTGGTGTGATGCTTTTCTTTTTTACACGCTTGCCATTCTTTCTATAGGTACGTGATGTGTGATGATCAAGTACCTCTATCATATTTTTAGATATGACTTTTCTGCGTTTCCTCATTCGTAATTACTCCCATGGTCGATTTATTAATATGTTATATCTAGTTAATTAGGAAACACCGACTTTATCGGTATTTCCTAGTATTAGCACGCCATGTATGATATAATTACGTTAGGATTTGTGCGTAATTTACGTGCTAGATTAGGGCTCTTTTCTAGGGCCCTTTTCTTTTTCCTTTGGATAATTGCAATGCATGTCTCCTTGACTGACTTCTAAATACTGACATGCATCGCAATGTTCCATATGAATAGATCCTTTAGCCTTCCTACAGTAATGGATGTAGTGATGGCTTTTTTTATTGCCTGTATCACTACAGATTGCACAATATGATTTATTCATGTAATTCACTCCATATGTATCGCCTTACTGATCCCATTGTTGCTAAGTGCCCTTCTCGTATTGGCCCATTCCCTGTGATACGGATATTCCATCCATCCTGTTTTTGATTTAGGAAGATTACTCTTCCGTTACCTAGAATGGTGAAATTTAACAATTGATGTTGGCGGTTATAAGTAAGATTTTTAATTATTTCTCTTAACTCATTAGCCTCTGTCTCATTGAACTTTAGGTATCTTCCTAGCAGCGTAAGCCCTCTTTCTTTTGTATTCATGTTTCATCACCCCCTTTAATGTGCTTAACAGAAATATGATTGCCCCTGTTAAAAGCATCATCAAAACGTTTAATAATATATACCAGCCATGTAGGAACTCTATGCCTCCACATAGTCCTAGAATCATTACCCATAACACCAACTGAATATTGGTGATAATGTCTAGCTTTGTTCTCATTGTTATGCCCCCTTTAACCACTTCATATTCTGGCCCTTCATCCAGGCTTCGAATTTATCTACATGAACCAGCGTTTGTTGTGGTCCTAATTGTAGGCATATATCATTAAACTTTCCTTCATTGCGGATCATATCAATCCGCCTATAAATGTACATTTTGCTACGTCCCCATATCTTAGCTAATGTGCTAATAGGCACGTATTTTGGTTGAACACTTTCCATTACTACTCCTTACCTTTCTTTATTTATCAGATAAATAAACTACATCAACATTAATCCCTAATTCTTCTAACTCTATAAGTGCAAGCTCTAATTCTCTTTTAGCATTAGAGGCTCTCTCATAAACGGCCATGAATTTATCTCCTGTCATTTTCTTTATAGGTCCTGTTATTTCAATATGTAACACAAATAATTCTCCTCTCTATTTCATCTGTTTTTTATAATTGGTATAATCACCTTGAAAGGAGGTGATTTTGTGGGGTTTGAAATTAATGGATTTGATGAACTAATAAATCATCTTTCAAATATTGAAAATAATGTTTCTAATTTAAGTAAAACTGATAGCCTTAGTTTTGATGAAATCTTTACTAGCGACTTTATGTCTAAACATACTAACTGCAAGTCCTTTGATGAATTTCTATCCGCTAGCGGTTTTACTCAATCGTTTGAAGATATTCCAGATGATGATTGGGATACCTATGTTTCACAGCATTCAAGCTTTACATCTTGGGAAGAAATGATGGATACTGCTGTAGAACAATATGTAAGTATAAAACTTGGTTTTGAATAACTTTCTTAAAAGCACACTATACGATCTGGTGTGCTTTTATTTTTTTTACTAACTTATTTATCTTCTTAAGCTCCTTGATTGCTTCATCTAATTCAGTTTTATCTACTTTGATTTTTAATGTGTATTCTTTTGCACTATTAATATTTGTTAGCCCTCCATCTGCTGACTTATTTTCCATATGTGTTTGTAATGGGGTTTTCATTTATTCCTCCTTTATATCTCCTTTCAAGTGCTATAATTACTCTGAAAGGAGGTGAATATAATGTCTGGTATTTATCGAACTGCTCAAATTTGTAAAAATGGCCATGTTATCACTTCTAATACAAATTACGCTGACCTCTTATCAAATTTCTGTCCAGAATGTAGTGCTGAGACTATAACAACTTGTTTACACTGTAATACTCCAATTCGTGGTGATTATGATATTCCAGGTGTGATAGATGTTTCTTCATCCTATAAAGCCCCTGCCTACTGTTATAATTGCGGTAAGCCATTTCCTTGGACAGAGAGTAAATTAACCTCGATTTCAGAACTCTTAGATATGCAAGATCAACTAACAGAAGATGAAAAACAATATTTTATGTCTTATTTGCCAATCATCTTTACTGAAACTCCTCAATCAGAAGTAACAGCTTTAAAATTAAGATTATTGATTAATAAGCTACCATCTGAAATTGGTAGTCTAACCAAAAATGTTATTACTGATGTTATATCTGAGAGCATTAAGAAAATTCTTTTCCCTTGATACTTTCAATTAACAACTTGTAACCTTTGCATCCATCAAAACCACAATTATATTTTTTCTTTAACACCCAACAATCACATATGGCTTTTAATTTTGCCCCACAATGTTCACAGAAATTTCCATCTATTACTTCTGTATTACATTTGGGGCATTTTACTTTTTCTCTTTCATGTGATTTCACCTCTTCTAACTCATAACTTGTATATTATGCAAGTTATTATGTAAAAAAATATCTACTCTACTAGAGCAGTCTAACCCAAGCCAATCGCTAATCATTGTAGCCTCTACTACATCAAACTGTGTTTTCCCATTCATTTTACTGTTAATAGTTGTAATAGAAACACCTAATAGTTCTGCTAAATCTGCATATGTTTTCTTGTGTTCTACCAACAATCCTTTCAGTTTTTCTAGTTTCATCTTTTCACCTCACTTTTCTTGCACTTTATGCAAGTTTCTGATTACATAATAAGCCTATTAGTAAAGCCTGTCAACCACTCTATGCAAGATTTTATAAAAGTTTTATAATTTTTCTTGAATTTTATTCAAGTTTATTGTAATATATGTTTGTAAGGGCGATTCTTATTTGGAGGCATATTATGAGTAACGATGAAAGAAATACAATAAATAAAGAAATAGGAGAAAGAATAAAATCCATTAGAAAGCAAAAAGGCATAACATTAGCAGACCTAGGATCACGATTAGGTATTAGCGAAAGTAATATGCAAAGATATGAATCTGGTAAAATCTCTAGTGTTTCTATTGATTTTATTAATAGATTAGCGCCTATATTAGAAGTAAAGCCAGAATGGTTAATCGGTTGGGATAAGGATGATACTCCACAAGGTTACTACCTTGATTCTGAAACAGCTGAATATGCTGAATATCTTCGCACTCGTCCTTCTGCACGTTTATTATTCTCCGCATCACGTGGAATTTCAAAGGAAGATATGGAAAAAGCTGTTGAATATATTGAACTTTTAAAATTAAAACATAATAAATAATACTATTAGGGGTTGTTAGTGTGATTGTAAATATAATTGAATGTGATATTCCATCTGTGAAAGCTATTTCATCTACTGGGGAAGATGAAGGTGTTCACAATATTTATATCCGTAAAAATATGTCTATTGAAGATATGCGCAATGAAATTAGACATGAATTGCTGCATATCATTAATGATGATTTTCATATAGATCAACATGTTAATCTTATTGAACATATGGTAAGGCGTAAAGAACTTACAGATGATATGTTAGAAGAAATAGATTTCTATCATCATGTATTGTAATCTGAGCAAAAAAATAAGCCCCCACCGCAGTGAGGGCCATTAAAAACTACATACCTTAGAGGTACTTCATTTTTACTCCACCATTATTATACCATACCTCTAAGGCTTATTTACTATACCATTTTTTTAGCCTAGGAGGTATTTTTAATGTGGTGTGAAACTGTAACTACCAAAGCTGGTGTTACTAAATATAAATTTCAAGAACGCTATATAGATCCTTATAGCGGTAAAACAAAAAGAATATCTATTACATTGACTAGTAATAGTAGGCAAGCCTACAAAATCGCACAATCTGAATTACAAAATAAAATTGACTTGGCCACTAATACAGATATTGCAAAAGATATGACATTGGATGATGTTGTATCTGAATACTTAGAATCTAAACGTGCCTTTAGAAAATCATCTACACAATATAGTATGGATAATCTTCACAAGCAAATTATGAAATGGTTTCCTACTGATATATTACTCTCTAAACTTTCGCCGTATATCATCCAAAGCACGTTTAATAAATTTGCTTGCCAGTATTCCTACAACTATACAAAACTGGCCCTTAGTCTTATTAGACAATCATTAAAGTATGCAAGGCGCATGGAATATATTCGTGATATTTCATTCTTAGACAATATTGAATTACAAAAGCCAGTAGCGGATGTAGACCGCATCAAGAAACAACGTTCTAAATTCCTAACTAAAGATGAACTAAAAGATTTACTATCACAATTGGATACTATCAATCATCATGTATCCCTATTATGTGAGTTTCAATCTTTAACTGGCCTTAGATTTGGTGAAATGGTAGCGTTACGCACTCAAGACTACGATGTAGAAAATGCGGAAATAGATGTAAACGCTACTTTATCTAATCGTGGTAGCTTTTCTGACCCTGCTATGCGCCTTCCACCAAAGAATGTTCATTCTATTCGCAAGGTGAAATTGGATGCACGTGCTGTACAAATTATTAATCACTTTATAACCGCTAATCAAGCAAGGCGATTATGGAAATCTAAATTTGCTGACCTAGGCTATATCTTTGTTACGGATGGTGGATTGCCCTATGATCTACATTATGTAAATCGTACTATAAAAAAACTTGGTTTTTCTAAACCAGTAAGCACTCATACCTTTAGACATACTCATATATCTATTCTTGCTGAATCTAATGTTCCTCTAAAAGCTATTATGGAACGTGTTGGCCATAATGAGCCTCGTACTACCCTTGCCATTTACACTCATGTAACAGATGAAATGAAACAGGAAGTAAATGCAGCAATTGCAAATATGGGTAAAGCACTATCAAATAAATAAAAAATGAGCCACCGCATCATGTGCAGTGGCTTTTTTCAACCCTCATATAAAAGGGGCAAATATTTGTTTTTAAAAGGGGCAATAAAGGGGCAAATTGTTGTTACAATGCGTTACAATCTGTTACTCTTTATCTTTCAAATATGCTTGTAACTACTTTATCCGTTACAGTTTGTTGTAATGTGTTACAATCTGTTAATCAGTAAGTAGAAATGGTGCGGTTGGAGGGACTTGAACCCTCACGAGCGTACGCTCACCACCCCCTCAAGATGGCGTGTCTGCCATTCCACCACAACCGCATGGAAT